CGCTTATTCACGTGGTAACTATGTGGTCTACAACTCACTATGGCTTACTCCAGGTACTCACACCGCCGCCGTCGCCGAACATGGGGTCGCAGGCGGACGAATCGATCCCGTCGAGTGATGAGCCGTCGTTCACGTTACTCATCTCGGAGACGCCGAGCCCCGACGAGGCGTCGCATACTTAATGTCTCCACTCGGAAACTTAAGGACACCATGCCGCCTGTTGTTATTACTAGTGGTGGCTTTGCGGGTACTATCGGTGTCCCCTATATTATGACTGGTCAGAATGACTGGGTATTCGCCTTTTGCCCCTCCGCTCGGGACTCTCATTTGAACAATACCACCGCGTTTCCTATTGGTCAACGTGGTATGTATCAGCGCAGTTTAACTGACGTGTATGTTCGTGGCTATAAAGAGATAATCTCTATGGCTACCTCCAGTGGGGCACATTGGCTGTGGCGTCGCATTGTCGTTACAATGAAGACACCCCTGTGGAATGAATTTCCCTCTCTTACTGTTCAGCGACAAGTCCCTCTGGACGGTGGTCGCTCGTCTGGTCAAGTTCGGACTATGTACAACATTGGTTCGACTCCCGACGGAGAGACTGAGGTTGCGAAGGCTGTTTACGATGTCTTGTTTGAAGGCACTCAAGAAGTTGACTGGCATAATGTTTTTAATGCTAAGATTGATAAGCGATTTGTACGCACTATCTCTGATAAGGTCACTACTATACAGAGTGGTAACGACGAGGCTATTTATCGCAATTACAAGAAGTGGTATCCCGTTAACGGGAATATGCACTACAATGAGAAGGAGGAGGGCGATAAGATTAAGGATGATATGGATGTCGCAACGCTGGAAAATGCTAAGTCGAAGTTTTCAGCTGATGGCATTACTGGTGTGGGTGATTTATGGGTCTTTGACTTTTTCACATGTGCTAGCCGTGTGGCTAGTGATGAGTTGAGGTTTCAGCCGAATGGCACGTTTTTTTGGCATGAACGCTAGTCTGCATTAGGAAAGCGAGTGATTTCGCTGCCTATATATACAAAAATACAATTTGCGTTGAGCCAATTATAATCTGCTTTTGGATCCTCTCGAGGATCGTCATTTGCACACCATATTGATGGTTTGCCCCACGTGATGAGCTTTTTCCCCTTGTATTTGTCTGTGGCGTAAAACTGGTGTTGATACCCTAGCCACCATTTGTATGACGGTAGGAAGCCGATTCCACCGTTGATGTCGTCGAAAACGGCGTAGTCGCAGCCAGAGATTGGCTCGTCGAGACAAAAAAGCCCGCCGAAGTAGGCGTGCCGGCCTAGGGATCTAGCCCATGTAGTCTTACCGAGTCTGCTCGGGCCCCATAATACCAAGGATTTGCCCCTAACCCTAGCTTTCAGTTGTTAGCCGGCGCTCTCGAGAGAGGGGGGGAGGGTCCCCGCGAGCAAGCGTAGCGCGAGCCGGAACTCTTAGTTCCGGGGGGGTCCCCCTTCTCGACGAGCAAGATACTCACATTCCTGTGAATGTTGTCCAAGGTACGTTTGTGCCCAGTCATCGAGTTCTGGAAATCCATCCAAGTCGAAGCGTACGTTTCCGTCGTGTTTATATGGCTCTGGATCTGTGCGATACTTCCAGTCTGCATATTTTTCCAGAGAAGGAAAGGAGGTGCACAGAGATCGTGGAGCATGTGCCAAGAGTGCTTCGAAAAATTCTGCTCTGCTCTCTGAAGCGACAATGTCAGGCCAAGGATCTCCTCTCTGTGTTTGTAGTACTCCGGACTCGGGCCGTCCAAGTCCTCCTGCAACAATGTCACCGTCTTTGCACGCATAGTCGAAACCACTTTGTGGTGTTGTGTGCGTAGGTGAAATATTTGGGTGACGGCCTCCAACATCGAAAATGTCGCTGCGTCTGCTTCTGAACTTCCGCCCGAAATCGACAAAAGCGTGTAGATGAACTCCGTCAGTAGCATGGGCTTCTCTTGCGACGATGCATTCTGCTCGAAGTTCAGTAAAATGATCACTAACCTGCCAGCCGTCGAGGTCTCCGCACTGAGCATAGGTGAGTAGGGCATAGCGGGCGTTGAAGTTGAAAGTCATGTGTGGTTCCAGATGGATAATAAAATTTACTCCATCTGGTCCATGGAACCAGAACCGCCTCTATATATAAGCGGACTTGCCCCCGCTTATTCACGTGGTAACTATGTGGTCTACAACTCACTATGGCTTACTCCAGGTACTCACACCGCCGCCGTCGCCGAACATGGGGTCGCAGGCGGACGAATCGATCCCGTCGAGTGATGA